ATGGCTCGTGGCGGCAAAGTTTGTAAGATGCGCTAATGCGTAATTATTACCGCAAAAAGCCTAGCGCGTGTGGGTACAAGGAAGGCGGTACTGTAAAAGACGCGTGCTATAAGAAGGTAAAGAAGCAGTATAAAGTGTTCCCGTCTGCTTACGCGTCGGGAGCCATCGCTAAGTGCCGGAAGAAAAAGGCTGGTAAGTAATGCGGGCGTACTATAAGTCTGGTGGTAAGATACGCAAGACAGAAAAAGGTGCTTCGTTAAAGCGTTGGTTCAAAGAGGACTGGAAAGACGTACGCACTGGCAAGGCTTGTGGTCGGAAGAAAGGAGACGGTCGCGGTACTCCATACTGCCGTCCCAGCAAACGGGTATCTGAGAAGACTCCTAAGACCTCTGGTGAGATGTCTAGCGCCGAGAAGAAAAAGAAGGTAGCTGAGAAGAAAAGACTAGGGCAGCCAGCAGGTAAGCCTAGACGAGTATCAGCTACCAAGCGGAGAAAGAAATAATGGGTATGGGCGTTAAGCATTACTTCAAAGACGGCAAAGAACATAAGGGCGGTATGCATAAGCACTCTGACGGAACCCTTATGACTGGTAAAACTATGTCAAATACGTCTAAAAAACTGTATCACTATGGCGACTTATCTAGTAAGGCTAAGGTCAAAGCTAAGACAGGGTGGGGTAAATAATGGCTACATCAGGAACTACAGCGTTTAACATGGACTTCACTGAGATCGCTGAAGAAGCGTTTGAACGTGCAGGACGTGAGATGCGCTCTGGGTATGACCTCCGTACCGCCCGCCGATCTATGAACTTGCTGACTATTGAGTGGCAGAACCGTGGCATTAACATGTGGACTATAGATAGTGGCACTATTAACTTAGTTAAAGGGCAGACCCAGTATGACTTGCCCGCAGACACTATAGACCTATTAGAACAGCAGATACGCACAGGTAGTGGCAACGCGGCAACACAGTCTGATCTTACCCTAAGTCGTATTAGTGTAAGTACCTACGCGTCTATCCCTAACAAGTTAACACAAGGTAGGCCCATACAGATGTACATTGAGCGTTTACGCGACGCTCCTAAAGTTAATATGTGGCCTATACCTGACAACAACGATTATGTTTTATACTATTGGCGTATGCGTAGGATTGAAGACGCGGGTAGTGGTATACAGACCTCAGATATGAACTTTAGGTTTTTCCCGTGTTTAGTAGCGGGGTTAGCTTACTATATAGCCATGAAGCTACCTGAAATGACTGAGCGAGTGCCTATGTTAAAAGCTGTGTATGACGAGCAGTTTGAGATGGCCGCAGGAGAAGATAGGGAGAAGACCTCGGCTAGGTTTACTCCTCGTATAGGGTACGTGTAGACATGGCTAACCAGTTTGCTTCCAGTAATAAAGCCATTGCTTATTGCGATGTATGTGGATTTCAATACAAACTAAAGGAATTAAAGAGCTTAGTCGTAAAGAATATAGACACTAATATTAAAGCATGTCCTGAGTGTTGGAACGAAGACCAGCCTCAAAACATGTTGGGTGAGTTTCCAGTACACGACCCACAAGCGTTACGCGATCCTAGACCAGACCAGAGCCTAGGGTATGCAGGAGCCACTAGTAGCAGAGATATACAGTGGGGTTGGAACCCTGTAGGTGGAGGAGTTGACCCATTTGGATTAACTCCCAATGTATTATTAATAAATGGTAGTATAGGGCAAGTCACTGTAACTACCTCATAGGAGCATTAAGATGCCAAAAGTAGGAAATAAAGAGTTTGCGTATACAGATGCAGGCAAAGCAGCCGCTAAGAAAGAAGCCAAGAAGACAGGTAAAAAGATGACTAATGCCTATAAAGAAGGCGGTAAAGTGAAAGTTCGTGGTACTGGAGCTGCGACTAAAGGCTTGTACGCACGCGGCCCCATGGCATAAGCTATGAATTACACTGAACTGAAAGTTAATATCCAAGACATTTGTGAAAACACGTTCACAGATGACCAACTCGCTATGTTTACGCAGCAGGCAGAGCAGAAGATATATAACTCAGTTCAAATACCTGCGCTACGAAAGAATGTTACTGGTACGCTAACCAACGGTAACAAGTACCTAAGTACGCCTTCTGACTTTTTATGGGCTTACTCTCTATCAGTTATAGACGCTAACGGAGTGTACACTTTCCTGCTTAACAAAGACGTTAATTTTATGCGGGAAGCGTACCCAAACCCCGCAAGTACGGGGGCACCCAAACACTACGCGTATTTTGATGACAACTCTTTTATTTTAGGGCCAACTCCAAACTCCGCGTACAGCATGGAGTTACACTACGGGTATTACCCAGAGTCTATAGTTACAGCGGGCACTACATGGCTAGGAGAAGAGTTTGACTCTGCGCTATTAAACGGCGCGTTAGTAGAAGCAATACGCTTTATGAAGGGCGAGCAAGACCTAGTGGCTAACTATACTAATATGTATTTGTTAGCTATGAAACAGTTAGAAAATCTTGGCGATGGTAAACTACGTGAAGATGCATATCGTTCTGGGCAATTCAGAACTTCAGTTACTTGAGGAATTAAAAAATGGCTATATCGCAGGCAATGTGTACTTCTTTTAAAATCGCTCTATTAGACGGAGAGATGGACTTTAGTAGTAACACAGGACAAACTTTTAAGATCGCACTATATACGAGCAGTGCTACGTTAGGCGCAGACACTACCGCTTACTCTACAACTAACGAGATAGCTAACGGTAATGGGTACACTACTGGCGGTTACTCTTTGACCATAAGCACAAACCCTACAAATGGAGGTAGTGGTACTACCGCTTTCCTAGATTTTGGTGACGCTGTATGGTCTAACGCTACTATCACTGCTCGTGGCGCACTTATTTACAAATCAGGCGGTGGTAATCCCGCTGTCGCGGTACTAGATTTTGGAGCGGACAAAACGTCTACTTCGGGCGACTTTACGGTGCAGTTCCCCGCTGGCGACGCTACCAATGCTATTGTACGTATAGCATAAGGCGTTAGAGGATGCCGTCTTCTGTTACATACTCTGGATGGGGTAATGGCGCATGGGGGCAAACCTCTTGGGGTACTGATCTAACCGCAGTAATACCTGATGGAGTAGCGGGAACCACAGCGGTAGGCTCAGTCACTATACTATCGGGTATTACGGTATCCGTTACTGGAGTAGCAGGTACAGCGACTCTAGGCACTGTTACAACCGACGCTGACTCTGTAGTTATAGAGACAGGACTTACAGGGATTACCGCCGTAGGCAGTGTAACAGTAGTAGGAAAAGCAGAATTTGCGGTTACTGGAGTATCGGGAACGGCCTCACTAAGCTCAGTAATAGTAAGAATACCTAAAATAGTACCTGTTACAGGGTTGGCGGGAACGGCCTCAACAGGTACGGCGGCAGTACAAGCTAAGGCAGTAGTGGGAGCTACGGGGGTATCGGGAACGGCCTCATTAGGTACGGTGGTAGCTAGACTGCCTAAAGTAGTACCTGTTACAGGATTGGCGGGAACGGCCTCACTAGGAACTGTATTTGTAGCCTTTGGGCAGACAGTATCAGTGACAGGAGTTGAGGGTACTGTAACCCTAGGCACTGTAGATGTTAGAATACCTAAGACAGTATCAGTAACGGGTGTTTCTGCTGTAGGATATACAAGTACTGTAAACATGTGGGGGCTAGTTAGTACCACACAGAACCCAAGCTGGGGAAATGTAAACGATGCACAGAACCCAAGCTGGGGAAATGTAAATGACGCACAGAACCCTAACTGGACAAACATAATAGCCGCATGAGGCCAATTAAATGACAACGCAATATACTTCAATACTTAAACTTGCACTACCAGTTCAAGGCGAGCTTAGTGGTTCTTGGGGTGATGTAGTAAACAATAATATTACCTCTATGGTGGAGCAGGCTGTCGCAGGCCGCGCGGTAATCAATACGTGGTCTGGGAACTCCCATACGCTAACTAGCGCAAACGGGACTACTTCCGAATCAAGATGTGCGATGCTAGAGTTTACCGACACAAACACTCAGCTAACTGGCGCAGGAACCGTAGTATGTCCCACAGCCACTAAAATATATATCGCAAAGAATGCCGCTGGGCAGAACGTAACGCTTAAAACATCCGGGGGTTCTGGCACCCTTATCCCTAACGGGCGCACTATGTTCTTGTTCTGTGACGGGACTAACGTAGTAGAAGCGGTAACTAGCACTACTTCTTTGCAGTTAGGTACTAGCACTGTAGTAACAGCGGTACTAGACGAAGACAACATGGCTTCAAACAGCGCCGTGTCTCTAGCTACTCAACAATCCATTAAAGCGTACGTAGATTCTCAGGTAGGTTCCGCAGATACCTTGTCAGAAGTTCTTGCTCTTGGTAACACTACAGGTGGTACGAACATTGTAGTATCTACTAACGATGAGCTTGAGCTACCTGATGGCGCGGAGGGCGCACCCTCCCTCACAAATACTGGCGACACGAACACAGGTATTTACTTTGGCGCTGCTGATACGGTAAGTGTTACTACTGGTGGTACTAAACGACTGGATGTAAACAGCGCAGGTATTTCTGTAGTAGGTACAGCTTCCGGTACTGCCCTAGCCGCTACAGGTACTTCCGCAGTCCAAGTGTCGGTGGGTACTACAGCTCAACGACCAGCAAACGGCGCAGGTCAGTTTCGATACAACTCTACGCTAGGTAAGTTTGAGGGTTACACGACAGAATGGGGCGAAATCGGCGGCGGTGCTGCTGAGTTACTCCTTAATCAGTTTACAGGTAATGGCTCTACAACTGCCTTTACTATGTCTTCTTCACCAGTAGAAGCTAACACGCTTGTATATATTGACGGTGTTTACCAGAACAAAACGGCATACTCCGTTGCTAACGACGTTATAACGTTCTCAGCCGCTCCAGCAAACAATGCGGCTATCGAAGTTACCGCGGCTACAGTAGCCCCCGCAGAGGCTCCAACTACGTTCTCCCTTAGTCAGTTTACAGGTAATGGCTCTACAACAGCGTTTACTCTGTCATCTCAATCAGTAGAGAACAACACTGACGCTTACTTTGACGGTGTGTATCAGTCTAAAAGCAACTACACAGTATCTGGAACTACTATTACTTTTAGTACGGCTCCCGCAAACGGTGTAGCTGTCGAGGTAATGGCTTCTCAGGGGGTTAGCGTAAGCATAGGCACTCCTGACAACAATACTGTTACAACGGCTAAGATCGTAGATAGCGCGGTTACAACGGCTAAGATAGCAGATGATGCAGTTACTGCCGCCAAGATCGCTGACGACGCAGTAGTTGCAGCCGCTATCGCAGATGATGCCGTTGGAGCTGCCGCGATTGCTTCTGATCCGATAGCTGTGGGCATAACCTCAGTAGTTACAAGCAGCAACATAACTGCTACAGTAAACACGCATGTATACGTAGATACGGCTAGCCGAACTATCACCTTACCTGCTTCTCCTTCTATAGGTCAACGGGTGCTTATCACTGTGGGCAACTTCACTGACACGGTGGTAGGGCGAAATGGGTCAAACATTATGAGTAGCGCATCTAACATGACATTAGATAAAGCATACCTCTCAATTCAATTTATATATACAAACTCTACAGTAGGGTGGGCAATAGCATGAGTAATTTTTCAGATTTTATAGGTGGTGGCTCTGCGTCATTCCCCACAATATTTTTAAGCAAGTCCCAAACTTGGGTTCCTCCGCAAGACGGCAACATCTGCATACACGTTATTGGGGCTGGTGGAGGAGGGGCTGGAACTTCTTTAGTTGGCAGGTCTGGGGCTGCTGGAGGGTACTGCAAGAAAAACACTTTAGCAGTTACTACATCTGGTTCTTTTACTGTTGTTGTAGGTGCTGGCGGTGAGGGTACTAGCAACACTGACGCCACTAATGGAGGTAATTCAACGGTAGCAGGTACGGGACTTTCTGCAACCTTAACTGCTAACGGGGGCGAAGGTGGGTTGCTAAACTCAGGAACTCCCGCAGGTGGCACGGCCTCTAACGGGGATGTAAATAATACAGGTGGTGCTGGACTGTTTTATGGAGGCGGTGGAGCAGTTGGTTTAACAGGAACTGGTCAGCAAGGCGGTACTACCGCCAGTGTCTATTTTGCGGGAGAATGTGACGTTATTGGAGATTTTTGGTCTTCAACTATGGGGCAGTTAGCTGGTGGAAAAGCAGGTCAAGCCTCATACCAAAATGGAGACAGTGCGTCAGGTGTAATATTATCTCAAGCTGGCCCTCTTTCTGGAGGTTCTTACAACTTTAAGGGAGGAACTATATACGGACAGGTTAACGGGGGGAATGGAGGAATTGGTGCTGGAGGAGGTAGTGCTAAAAACGCAAACAACGCTTCAATGGCGTTAGGTGGTGATGGTGGCGAAGGTATCGTTGTTATCCAGTACATACCGTAAGGAGATATGAAATGAAATACAATATTAAAGATGCTGACGGTAACATCACAAATACCATCACTGCTGACGCTGAGTTTGTTGAAGCTAACTTTGAACACTATGAACTGTATGTAGCACCTGCGCCAGCAGAGCCTACAGCAGCAGAAGCTGGCCGCATGTGGCGTGACATGGAACTATCGTCTTCAGACTTCATAGTCCCTCTATCAGACCACCCTCAACGTGCAGCTTACATGACCTACCGTACAGCTTTGCGGGATTGGCCCAGCACTTCAAACTTCCCAGCAACTCGCCCGGAGTTAGGAGAATAATATGTCAGTAACTAAAGTAAGTAGTACGCTGCTTGCAGATAACTCTGTTACAGCCGTAGCTATTCTTGATGGTACTATTACCTCTGCCAAGTTAGGCGCAGGCGTAGGCGGAGCATTCAACAACTTTTTAATAAAGACAGCAGACTACACCGCAGTTACACGCGATCAGATAATCGTAAACAGCGCAAGTGCTAGAACGATTACACTGCCCGCAAGTCCCGCAGCAGGGAACGTAGTATTTATAAAAAACGCTGGTGCAGGTGTTGTAACCGTGGGGCGTAATGGCTCAAACATTAATTCAACGGCAGATAACGGCTCACTGGCGACAGACGCTGGTGCAACTCTTGTGTACGTTGATTCAACAATCGGATGGAAGGAACTATAAAATGGCTATTACATTAGGTGCAGCAGGCGGTGGCGGTCTTTATGGCGGCGTTATTATGGAGATACCGCTTACACGTTCACAAACTTTTGTTCCCCCTCGCAACGGAACAGTAAACATTATATGCGTTGGTGCTGGTGGCGGTGGCGCTTATACACACGGTACTGGAGGAACTATTGCTACAGGCGGCGGGGCTGGCGGTCTTTGCATAAAAGAAGGTCTGGACGTTACCACAAGCGGTTCTTTCACTATAACCATTGGTTCTGGCGGAGCAGGGAAAGAGTCAAACAGTCAAGTGAATGGAAACGATGGTGGCAACACGACTGTTTCTGGGACGGGTTTGTCATCTACTTTAACTGCTAATGGTGGTGGAGGTGGTCGAAGTATAACCACGACTGAAAGCGGGGCGGCAGGAGGAACAGGCGGTACAGCATCAAACGGTGATTTTAATCGTACAGGAGGCGCTGGAGGCTCAGTAGGTTCAGGTATCGTTACTTCTGGTAATAGAGCTTACCTTGATCTTTCTACTGGAGGCGGTGCCGTTGCTATATTAACTTCAACAGGCTATGCGGGTGGTAGTTTTACGCTTGCAGGCGGTGGCACTCAAGTTACTAACGACCATTACTTCTCGTCAGGCGGCGCTGGTATTGGAGGTCGCGGGGGCGGTGTACATGCGTGGAGCGGCAACTTAGGTCAAACCTTGACAGGCTATAACGGCGGAGGCTCAAATTACGCCGGATACGACAAAATAGATCAATATGATTGGATTGCCGCCGGTACTACTTCATCAGGGCGAGCTGAAGCGTTTTCTTTTCCGTACATAGGCGCGTCTCTTATTGGTCAAACAACCGCAGTAGGCGGTGCTGGAAATCACAATGCTAATGCCGCTACTAATGGGGGCGGTATAATTCAGTCAAGAAATAATATGGATAGTAATTATTTTTATTTTGAAGGTCACACTAATCCTATGGGCGCTGGCGGTGGTGGATATACTGGAAACGCCACATCTAATCGTGGTGCTTACGGTGGCGCTTTTGCAGGAGGAGGCGGCACTACTCATTATTACAACGGTGACTTACGTTACGTACGTACTGGTGATGGCGGAGTAGGCGGAGGTGGAGGCGGGTTTGTTAGTTTCGCATCCTCTGCTCAATACGGAACTTCTGGGCATGGTGGCCCCGGAATGGTCTTTATTCACTACACGGCTTACGCATAAGGAGAATTACAATGCCTACTTACAAAATTTTAAATTCTGATGGGGATGTCGTAAACACCATAGAGGCTGACAAAGCCTTTGTGGATGAACACCACTCTGGAAAATACGAGCTTGTTGTTCCACCAGCGCCTACAGAGGAGCAACTAACGGAAATCGCACACCGCGAGGCGCGTGAATGGAGAGACAGTGAGCTTGTGGCTACAGACAAAGCAGCCCAAACTCCAGACTGGCCTAACCGCGACAACATCCTGCTCTACAGGACTGCGCTGCGTGACTGGCCGTCAACTTCTAACTTCCCAGACACTCGTCCGACTTTAGGAGAATAATATGCCTCTTACTACGATAAAGACGACGGGTATTACAGACGACGCGGTAGGCTCTGCTGCGATTGCTGATGGCGCTGTAGGTACGGCTGCTCTAGCATCTACGATAGCCGCTGGTATTCCTACGGCAACTGTAAGCAGCAACGGTAGTGCAACAGCTAACACGCATCATTACGTTGATACTGCTGGCGTAACGCTAACGCTTCCAACGCCTACTGTAGGCATGAAAGTCTTCATAACCGTTGGAAACTTTGTAAACACCGTGGTTGGTCGCAACAGCAGCACCATTGTAGGACAATCTTCAGACTTAACAATTGATGTGGCTAACATGAGCATTGGCCTTATTGGCATATCAACTTCAGCGTGGGTATTTATCTAATGAGTAATTTAACAGATTTAATTTCAGCGGGGGGTGGTGGTGCATTACCACAAATTGCATTGACACAATCTCAAACATGGGTTCCACCGCAAGACGGAACAGTATGCATTCACGTTATTGGTGCTGGTGGTGGTGGAGTTGCCACTTTAACAGGAGGCT